TATTGAAATACTTTGCCGTCTTTAACTTGGATCGTCGCCTTGGTTGCCGTCATGCCCTGCGGCATTGGTACAGTCAGGCCGATCTCGGGATGATAAAACCGAGCATTGGCTTTCTTTTTAATGTTTTGCAGATGATCGTTTATCGTTGTTTTGCCTAGCCCAAGCTCTTTAGCCATTGCTCGACTAGTCATGCCCTTGCGCTTCAGCTTTAGAACTTCACCCTGCCGGCTGGTCAGCTCCATCTCGTCGAATAATTCGTTGTCCCAGTCCCACATTTTAATACCCTGAGTATGAATTTAAGGTCATGCCAGTCGATTCACATCGGGTAAAGGCACCGGTTTAGCGTTGACCGGTCGCAGAAGGATCACCTCCTTAGCGGTTAAACACTGCGAGTCTAGCACTTTTCCATAGACAAAAAAAAGCCCCGAACGCATCAGGGCAAGGGGAGTACAAACAACGGAAAGGCAATGTTAGTCTTTTTGCTCCCGTTTCGCAATCTCTCTCTCAAGATACCACACCGCTTTCTTTAGATCCTCAATAGCCGCGCCTTTCTCGTCACATCGCATAATGTATTTGACAGCATTGCCCAAGCAAAACCCCATATGCTCAGTAATCCGTATAACCTCCACGCCACTTGGATGGCTAGTGTAGTGCGACGGGTGGTTAACATTATCTGCTTGAACGTCTTCTTTAGTCACCAGCATCTCTGCCTCCATCCTGCAAGCCATCTGCCAAGCCTCGTTTATCTCTCTAAATTCACCAAACCCGCGCAACCACAGACTACAATCCCTACTATTTAAAAAAAGCTTTTGATCGTTATGGTTATTGAACAACTGACTGTAATCGTTAGTAATGCCATGGGCATCTAAAAACGTGTAAAACCGGTCTAAATCGTTGTTTGTATTCATAGTGTTGTACTCCATTGTTGCGCCATTGCTGCCGCTATTCCCGAGAATGTAGTGGATCTGATTTTCCAGCGATTTGGCGAAGGCGGCAGGTAGTGGATGCGCTCACGCTCATTGATTGGTAACAGCATCATTGCCTCATATACGTTATTTGTCTCCACCAGCGGCGATAGGTTGTGCAAGTGCAGCCCTGTTTTCTTCTGTTCAGGGTGTCCAAACTGCCACGGCTGAACATAGCTAGCTTTTGGCATTCCACCAAGCCGGTGCAGTACACCAACAGGGTTTTCAAAGCAGACCGACTGCGCTTTTTGCTTTGCCAACTCCCAGAAAGCCATTGTCCACTCGACAGATGCCAATCTCTGTTGATATTTCGGTTTACCTTCGCCGTAGTGTCTGTTGCCAGAAACGCAAAGCTTAGTACACTCAGGATGACCAATGATCAGATCAAAGTGCCCGTCATCGAACCCATTCAAGTATTCAATAACGTCGCCTTGGTGGTGCGGCCCTTCCGCGTCAGTCGGCAGCAGGTCACAGGATATAGCATCATGGCCTTGCGCTATAAACGCATCCCGAACTGCTCCGCTGTATTCACATGCGATTAAAACTTTCATTGTTTGCTCCGTTGTTGGCCCCGAGGGGCCTAAGTTATTATCGGCTTTTAAGCTGGCTAAATACATCAACGCAAAATTGATTGTGTGCTGCTTCATTGGTCATCATCTCTGCGGTAAATGTTTCAATCTTTTTAACAGCTACCGGAATGTAAGCTTCAACCAGGTCTTGACTAACTTGCTCAGCCGCTACTTTGTCTTGCTCAATGCTGTTTGCTGTTGCTGTTACTAATGCCATAAGGTCTGCAAGGCTTACATTCATTTCGGCGGCTAGGTTGATCGCGTTTTGGTTGTTCATTGTGTTTCTCCGTTGTTTTGTTGTTTCGTTTCAATGGAGTAATAATAGGGCATATATCGTCATAGTGCTAGCACTATCGCATTAATGCTTATACCAATTAGCTATATCGAAACGCTTTTTTAGTAGTCCAGCAGATCGTCCAACGGATCGTGCCCATCCTGCTCAATCTTGGCATTATGATGCGCTTCTATCGCTCGCCGCTTCTTGCACGCTATCGCAGCCGATTCGCCCGTTGATTTAGACCGTGGCAACGGCATCTTCAGCCCTGCTATCACCGCCAGTACCTCGTCTTCGCCGATGTTTAGCTCGCGGGCTATGGTGAACACTGATTTATTGGCCAAGCGCATCAATTCAATTTGTCGTTCCATTTTATTGCCTCCAGCGACCCGCACAATGATGGCCAGCTTTTCCAATTCGGTTGCGTTACCCCATAGTTTTATATCATTCAATGTCCTACCGCAACCGATACAAACGCCAGCAGATATTTTGCAGGTCTTGTCACAAGGGCTTTTCATTGCTCAGAAACCACCGATTGAACATCAAACCCAAGCATCTGTTTAAATATGGCGTTAGCCTGCACGTAGGAGAGCCTAGGACGGCCCTGGTTGAACTTTCTAGCCAAGGCTATATAAAGCCTAGGGTTAGTCTTTGCCGCCTTGTAGGCGAACGTATAGCCGGTTATGTCGTCGATTAGTTTTTTCATTGTTTGTACTCCTACCACTTTCTAAGAATAATTAGACCATCAGGGCTTTTCTTGGTTGCAAATTTATACTTTATTTTTTCAGCCACAACTCCCAATGACATTCTTATTCTTTGTATTTCTACTTCCCCGCCAAATATATCAATAGCGCCGGATATAGTTATTGATTCACCAACGTCTAGGCCAATAACCAAGGCATCTAATTCTGCCAGCATTGTGCCAACTCTAAAGTTATTTGATTCTGTTTTATTTGCGGTATTAATTTTCATGGTTTCGCCTTCTGTTAGTTGAGGTGCAATAATAAAATAAAAAGATAAGATAATAAAGCACTATTTTATCTTTTTATAAGCTTACTAAGTTGCACTAAGTTGTTCTAAATTGAAAAGGCTCTACCATGCGGGTTTCAGAGTATTATAGCCAGATAGTAATATAGTCTATACTATATTTTCAATAGCTTAAAAACCACTTAGACTAGAATAACTAAATCTCTATAATGGTTATTTATTTTTAATTCTCTTAGGCTATGTACCTTTTTTGACTACATTGGTTTATAGCCCCATTCTAGAGCCTTCGCTGCCCTTTATTGGCTCCCTACATTGTCCTACATTGGAAATGGCAGGCATAAAAAAAGCCGCAAAAGCGGCCATTTATTGCAAAGCAAGTATTATGCCAAGAAATACTTTTCAGTTACTTTATTATTTGAAGCGGTGATATGGTCTTTTTTCACGAAACCCTTCTCGATCAATATCTCAAGCGATGTTAGCACATCCTCTTTTTTCGCTGGTCTGCATCGGTTTGCAATAACGCCGATGGATTCGCCAAGCCCGTCATGGTCTAGGATGTTCAATATTTTACGATGTAACGCTTCATCGTGCCGCCGATCATCTGCCGCCATGTTGCCAGCTGCTAGGTTAACCTTCGCTTGAATGTCCGCCTTGACGAAAGCATAAGCCCATCGAACATGCTCTACTGATCGGAAACCGTCATCGATGGCTAACACTAGGCTGACTTTCAAAACCAGCTCAAACGCGCGCCGTGGAATTGCTTCAAGCGTTGCCTCTTTAGACTTCTCAGCCATTGCGTGAAACTCGTCTTCAATAGTGTCGAGCAAATCCAATGCCGCCGGCTCAGTTGGTATTTCCACCCGTTCCGCTAAATGCTCAACCCGCTGCTTTCCAGTCGCTGCAACCGAACCGCCATTGTAGATACTAGCCAGGGTCATGCTCATGGTCATATCCATCGGCAGAGTCTTGAACCGCTTTTTAGCCTTCGGGTTTGTTTCTTTCTCCTGGATTATCAAAGACCGACCAAAGAAGCCGTTCGCCGACTGTTCATAGTCCACTAGGCCGTTGAACGTGACTGGGGTTGTGTACCCTATCAATGATAGAAAAGGACGCTCTAAACCGCTGTCAAGCGTCGACAGCTGCCGCTCAATTGATACGATGTCAGATTCAACATCCGCCCCGTCAGCTTGGCGTTTCTTTAGCTGTCCCAGCTCTTTAGCCAACTGCATCTTTATCTCTTTGCGAACATCGCCGCCCAATGGCATAAAACTATTGGCTTTTGAGTATGCTGACATTAGCGCGCCAATGACTCCCTCAAGGTATGCCGCACCGCCACGCTTCCTAGCATTGTCGATCTTTTGCAGCACTAGGCCCATTTCGTCAATGATATAG